ATGGCGGCGGTGGCTAACAGCAGGCCAATACAGAAGCCAGGAAGACCCAAGGCCATCACCAAATCAACTACCGGGTCGTCGTCGGACGTGGGGGCATCTTTGGATTCCATTTGGATCTCCAGGCAATAGAAGGGCAGCCCCGGACAGACGGCGGGGTACGGGGCTGCGGGGGGGGCTTAGATGTAGTGCGCTTTGCGACCGAACATCGGGCCAAATGGGATGTCATCGTCCATGTCGGCCAAGCTGCCGCCCGAGGTCTGCGGACGGCCTGCGCCGCTTTGTTCGGCGTACTCGTTGCGCTGGCTCGTCGGACGTTGCGCCGGCGCGCGCTGCGGCTGACGTTCAGGCGGCGCACTGTCACCCTCGTCGCGACCTCCCAGCATCTGCATCTGGTCGGCCACAACTTCGGTGCTGTAGCGGTCGGCGCCGGTGTCCTTGTCTTGCCACTTGCGCGTCTTGAGACGGCCTTCCAGATAGACGGAGCGGCCTTTCTTCAAGTACTCGCCGGCAATCTCTGCCAGGCGGTTGTATAGGACGACCCGGTGCCATTCGGTCTCTTCGCGCTTCTCGCCCGTGGCCTTGTCCTTCCAACTGGACGTCGTGGCCACGGACATATTGCAGATAGCCCCACCGTCGGGGCTGTAGCGGACTTCCGGGTCGCGGCCCAGGTTGCCCACCAAAATGACTTTGTTAACGCTGGCCATTACGCGGCTTCCTTGAGCAGTTGGGGATGGGCGTGGTCAAAGTCTTGGATGACCTCGGCGAAGTACTCGCGAGCTGCCTTGACCTTGGCGATCATCTCGCGCTCCTTCTCGAAGTCGCGCTCGATGATCCAGGACGTGAGGCGCTGGTGTTCAGGGATGTGCGACACCAGGTGCATCTGGATCGGCTCGAAGCCGATCAGCCGCTCGGGCGTGTCGACCAGCGCGTAGTTCACCTCCCACTGGTCGGCGTCCCACAGCATCATGTAGCCGCGCATCTGCCACTCGTACCCGCTGTCGGTCGCGTCAACTAGCCATCCGGGGAACGTCTTCGCCGACCACGACGACTTCAGGTCATGACCGCGCTGCCGCTCGGCGTCGTAGAGGTCGCATTCACCTGTGAGCCATTCGTTGGTGCGGCGCTCGGCGTTCTTCACCAGAGAGAGGCCGCGCACGCGGTTCAGAAGGGCGATGGACTGATCCTCAACCTCCAGGCCCTTCTGTGTCTCCTTGCTGGAGAATTCGAAGTCGATGCCCAGGATTTCCTGCTGGGCCAATTCGCGGATGTAGGTCTTGGCACCGACCGAGAGGATTTCGCCGGCCTTGATGGCGGCGGCAGTCGGGTTGGCCATCAGCTTGCCGATACTCGAGCAGCGGAACTTGATATCACGCATTGCTATCTCCTTGAGGTTGTTTGATCTCTGCGCCGCGCTTCTGAACCGCGGCGGCGAATTGCTTGTATCCATCCTGGTCGCGCGCGGCCTGGAACACCTTCACCCCGGCCTTCATGGTGGCGCGCAGCTCGTCTTCGGTTGCGGCGGCCTGGGCGCGGGTGACCCATTCCGTGCGGACTTCTTGCATGTGCGCCTCGCGGTCGTCCTCCGCCAGGTGCCGCACGAGCTCGGCGTCCAGGTCCTCCAGGTCCTGGCTAAACATGTCGCTGGCAGCCGTGACGTTGAGAACCATGGCGATCTTGGCGCGCTTGCAGGCCATCTTCAGCACGGTGTTCGCGAGGTCGGCCGGCTCGGTCCGGATCTGCTGAACCGTGTAGTGGCCGCCCGACTTGCGCCCGTACTTTGTGCGCTTCATATCGGCCGGCGTGCCCTCGAATTCGGCATCGCAGACCGCCTTGCGCCAGCGATACTTCTCTTCGTCGGTAGAGGCCTCGCCCAGACCAGACCCGAGGGCTAGGCCCGTGGCCTGGTGCCGGCCGATGCACTTCACGCGATACCGCACCGCGCCGGCCGTGGAAAGGTCGACGATCTCGTACTCGTCGGCGATGCGAAAGGTCATGCACAGCACCTCGGCGCCGGGCTTCAGCAGCGTGGGCTTCTCGCCCGCCCCGGGAATCGCGCCGTAGTGCACGTTCGGCTTCATCACCGAGCGCATGACCTCCTGAACGGCGATCACATGGCGGGTGACGTCGGCCACCGAACTGCGGCCATCCTGCTGCGGGACAATCCCCGCCTGGCGGGCTGGGGCTTCGATAACGTCGTTCATGGCGTCCTCAATAGGTGATTCGGATGTTGGGGATCAGACCCTTGGCGATCAGCGTGACCGCCTGCTTGGCGCATTCCTCGGGCATGCCGCCGGCGACGAGCGCATCCAAGGCGGCGCGGTTTACCTTTCCCTTGTGGGCCTTGTCGGCTTCACGACTGGCGGCTTCGGCTTCTTCCGCAGCCTTGGCGTCGGCCTGGCGTTTGATCTCGGCCTGGCGCGCGGCTTCGACGGCTTGCCTTTCTCGTTCGATGGCGGCGAGGCGTTCTTGCTCGGCGCGCTGCTCGGCGGCGATCTTGTCGGCCTTAGCCTGGGCTGCGGCCTTCTCTGCCTGCTCGGCTTGCAGCTTCAGTTCCAGTTCGCGGCGCTCGGCTGCGGCCTTGGCTTCCTGCTCACGGCGGATAGCAGCTTCGCGTTCAGCCTGGGCGCGGGCGTCGGCTTCACGCTGGGCTTGCTCGGCGGCTTCGCGGGCAATTCGCTCTTCGCGCTCTTTTTGCTCGCGGGCAGCTTCCGCGGCACGCAGGCGGGCAAGTTCGGCCTGCTCGGTGTCGTACTTCTCGCGTGCCGCTAGGGCTTGCGTGAGCGCATCCAGGGTGCGGGCCTTGACGCGGTGCGCCTCGGCCTCGAATTCCTCCCAGAATGCATCCACGATGCGAGAGTTGACTTGCTCCAGCGTGGCGCGAAGTTCGGCAGCGTCCAGATCGCGGTTCTCGTCGGCACGCAGGCGGAACCAATCGAGACCCTGCTGGTGGCGCTGCTGACGCGCCTCTTCGGCCTGTTCCCATTGAGTCAGCGGCGCGCGGACCTCATCCTTCAATGCGTCCAGTTGATCCCGCATGCGCTTGCGCTCCGCGTCGATCTTCTTAGGCACATCCTTCAGTTCGGCAACCAGCTCCTTGCCGATATCGTCCAGCGCTACCTTGGCCTTGGCGACCTTGTGGGCCAAGCTGGCAATTGCGTCGCGGCCCTTCTTCGTCTTGAGGTCAGGCACATGCCCGGTCACCTCGGCGCGGATCTTTTCCAGCCACGGCTCCAGGCCGCTGGGCTTGGAATACACCTCCAGCGCGGTCTCCTTCGGCGGCAATTCTGCGATTTCGGTTGCTTCGGTCATGTCAGTCCTTGGCTGCGTATTTGGTGGTGCCATCGCCAGCGAGACGGGCGGCTTCGTCTTCCTGTTGCAGGACAGACATGACTCCGACAATGGCGCAGATGATCGAAAAAATACCCACGGCAACGTGGGCATCGGTTTGAAGCAAACGGCGGATCAGGTGTCTCATGTCATCCCTCTAGCTCGATCTGCACGGCGTCCAGAATCTTTCGCTGGAGCCGCGCCATTTGGGAATCGCCGCTGCGCATGACCGCGCGCAACATGTGTTCGGCGTCGTATACGTCCAAGTCTCGGAACAGGTCCGACTCCATCAGTCGGGCTGCCCACCAGTGAGCTGTATGCCCATCTGCATCCCAAGTTTGGGTTGACTGCATGACGACGCCAACTTCCTGCGGCGACGCCGTGAGTACTTCTAGATGCTCATCACCGTGGAAAGTGTCCATGGCGGTCTCCGTGTGAGGTGCAGCCACCCTCGGGCCGGTTCTCACGGCCAACCACACACCACGCTTGATGCGCACTCAGCGGTATGGTGTGGAAGGCTTGAAGGTGGGGAAGGGCAGCTGCGTAAGTCGTAGATGCTCAGGGCGGCGAACCCCCAGCCTTGGGGAAGGCTGACGTAGGAAGGTAGGGGAGTGGGTGGGATTCGCCGGCCTGAGCAGCCGTAGGGGGATGCCGGGTTTCCACCGGACTGCCCGCCTGGATTTCTCGGCGGTCTACCCCTCATGCCGAAGCTTCGGGCGAATCGGTTGATGGCCCCGGATGCGATCCCGGGTTGCGGTCTCTACGGGCGGAGCGAATCGCACCCTGCAATCCTGACCGCGCCCGCCTTGCATAGGGCGCCCATCGCCTGGGTGGTACTGCTGCCATCAAGGGAGGCGACAGGGCTGGCTTCAGGCGCCTTCCGCCAGCTGCTACACCCACGCTCTTACCAGACCTAGTGGCTGGCGATACGCGATGTGTCTACCGCCTCTCTTGATAGCGCCGCGTTTCGTGCGGCTACGGCTGCTATGCAGCACCAGGGGGGATAAGGGGAGATCAAGGCAGGTGCTGCCAAGACAAGAGCGCCACGGAGGCCGTCATCAGCAGCAGGCCGACCAGGAAGAGAAGACCGCCAAATACTTTTGTGTTCGTTGCGGACCCGTTCACGATTTCGTAAACCGGGTTGTCGCCCACCTTGCATATCAACCATCCAGCCACTATCAGTACAAGACCAACAGAAAACATCTCTTCTCCTTTGCCCCTCGGGCTTATCAACGGGATGGGGGACTAGACAAACATTGCCAGTGCGTCTTGGTCCACAGTGAGTCGCACACCGCACCGGACGAGCATAAGGACGTCTTCTTTTGTCGCTACCGCCGCGAGCTTTTCAACATCGGTCGCCAGCCAGATTTCGTCATGTTCGGCGGAGGAAACTATGTCGTTTCCACGTTCGCTGGGCACCAGTCGATCCAAGGCAATGAACGCGCACAGGTCGGGGCGGTTGCTTGCCTTGTTCTCGACCTTATGAAATTCGAGGTACTCGTCTTCGAACTCTTCAAAAACGGCTTGCAAGTCGATCATCTCGTTCTCCTTGTTAATCGGTATGAATCCTGAAAGAAGCGGGCACTTCCATAATGTGACTCGCCCGCTTGAGTTCGGCGTCCAGGGAAGTTAAGACGCAGCCGTCCCGCTGAGCCACAACTAGCCAACCCTCGATACCCGCTTGCGCCCACACAGCTTTCTTCCATGCCGGCGTGTCAATTTCCATTGCGTTGTGCCGCCGCTCCAGGCTATCGATATGCACTCGGGCGCGGCTCATCTCGTCTTCAGTCGGGGTGTGCATGGATCTCTCCTTGTTCACGTGTCTGCGTCCTGTCACGGCGCAGGCAGATGGACCGCTTACGCCCGGTCAGTCGGCAAAGTCACGCAATGCAGATCGTCGCAACGCACAGGATTGGCCGAACCGTCGGGCCCCACACTGTCCGGGTCACTGCATCCTGGGAACTTGGAGATGAAGGAAAGCGCCTTTGCTGCCGGTGATGTGTCTAGCGCGCTCGACCGGCTTACGCGTCCTGGCTATCCCGACTACGGGCCGCCCAGGCTGCGGTGTTGATCGTTCATTCGTCAGCCATCGCTCATAGAACGGGCTGGCGGATGAATTCCGGTCTGCATCACCCCTGACGGTTCCAGTTCGCAATACAGACTCGCGGACTTAGAATCAGCTACCAACCAAAGGAGACGGCTGTGTCTGTGGACGATCTGATTCAAAAATTTGTGGAAACAGGCGAGCTGACCAGAGACGAAAGCCAGTACCTGCGAAGAAACCTGACAAAAGCGCGACTAGAACACTTGGCCACCAGGCCTGAAGCCCGAAACAAGCTCGCCAAGCGCCTTTTCAAGTTATCCAACTACTTGTTCGCCAATCCTGTGCAAACCAACGACAAGAAGTCAGCGCAGCCTGTAAACACTGCTACGACCGTGGTTCGAGCTTCGATCGCAAAGGCAAGTGGGCATGTCGTCTCTGGTGGCGGTATGAATGGGACGGGGAAGTCCCGCTGACCCTCACACGTGAATCGCTGCGCTGTAATCCAGCGGCGATTCAAATGTGGCCTCCGCAGAGGCTCATTTGCGTCCCTTGCTCGCAGCGTCCACGTCTCCCAAGGGGTACTCGTCGTGGCGATCCGGTCCACCAGGTTGCAGCCCTGGCTAGGCAATT